AAAAAGTTATTAATTCAATTAGAACAAGCTAATGCAGATGTTGAAAACTTAGGCAAAAGAATAGCTGAAGTAGAGGCAAAGGCAAAAAAGAAAGATAAAATAAAGAAGATTATCAATCAAAAGATTGATGAAGTATTAGAAAAAAAAGATGAGATTGTTGTTGACAATGATGAATAAATATGATATGGTTTCACCAACAATGAAAAATAAAAATATAAATAGAGGTAAAAAATAAAATGGCAATAGTAGAAGGTACAGCGTACTGGGCATCAATAACAAGACCAAACGAAAAGTTTGAACCAATGTGGAGGGTTGATTTATCAGTATCAGATAAGGATGCTGACGAATTTAAAAGCAAAGGTATCAATGTTAAAGAGTCTGTTATAGATGACAAGACTATAAAAAATATTGTAACTTTTAAACGTAAAGTTTCAAAAGCAAATGGAGACAGAAATTCTCAACCTACACTCGTAGATGCAGAGAAAAAACCACTAGACAAAATAGTTGGTAATGGCAGTAAAGTAAAGGTAATGTATAAATCTTATGATTGGAACTACAAAGGAAAGAAAGGTACAGGCTTAGACCTCCAAGCAGTACAGGTCGTTGACTTGATAGAGTATCAACCTAAAGAAGATTTTGCAGTAGAGAAATCTTCAAATGGTGTTGACATCAAGGAAGATTTTTAGTAGTATCAGTTTGTTAAATGAAGTTTAGATTTATTCATTTATCTACTCCGAGAGAAGAGGTGGCTTGTAGTGAGGTCGCCTCTTCTTTTTTTTTATAACAATTAACAATGAGGGCGACAATGGAAACAGAAAAGAATGGGTTTGTTAAATATCACTTACCCTGTCCACTATGTTCAAGTAGTGATGCAGTATCAGTAAACAAAGATGGGTCAGCATATTGTTTTTCTTGTCAAGAATATATCAAGGAATATAATATGGAAACAGCAGAAATACAATCAACAAATTCAAAGAACGAATATGAGGTATCAGACTACCTCAAACAATCTAACTATGCAGAAATTATAGATAGAAATATAAGAGAACAAACTTGTAAGCGTTATGGTGTTACAGTAAAAATGGATAGCGTTGGTAATATAACGAACCATTACTACCCATATCACGATAAACAAGGTGCTAAGATAGCAACAAAAACTAGATATACAAAATTAAAAGAGTTTAGTTTGCAAGGTAATACTAAACTAGCAGGTTTATTTGGTGAACATTTATTTAATAAAAACAAATATATTATCATTACTGAAGGTGAGTTAGATTGTTTATCAGCATATCAAATGTTTAAAACTGATAGATATGAAACTCCAGTAGTAAGTATTAAGAATGGAATTACCTCAGCAGTAAAAGATATTAAAGGTAGTTTAGATTGGTTAGAACAATTTGATAATGTTATAATAAATTTTGATAATGATGAGCAAGGAAGAGAAGGAGCATTAAAAGTTGCAGAGTTATTTAGTCCTGGAAAATGTAAGATATTACATTTACCAAATGAATACAAAGATGCTTCAGATTGTTTAAGTAAAAATAAAATTCAAGTATATACAAAAGCATTTTGGGATGCGAAGTTATATGCTCCTGATGGTATCATTAATGCTAATATATTATTTGATGAGATAACTAAACCAACATTAAAGTCGTTTGTTCAATATCCTTTTGAGGGTATAAACAAATTGACTTATGGTATTAGACCTGCAGAATTAATTACATTTACAGCAGGAAGTGGCTTAGGTAAAACTCAAGTGATGAGAGAGATTGTTCATCATATGATTAAATCAACAAAAGATAATATTGGTTTGTTAATGTTAGAAGAAACACCAGTAATAACTTCAAAAGGTTTGATGAGTGTAGAAGCAAATCAAAGATTACATTTACCTGATGTTCATGTAAGTAAAGAAGAGATGAAGACTTACTTTGATGCAACAGTAGGTACAGGTAGAGTATTTATGTTTGACCATTTCGGCTCTAATTCAATAGATAATATTGTTTCAAGAGTTAGATATTTGGCTAAAGGTTTAGATTGTAAATATATTATTATCGACCACGTTAGTATTATAGTATCAGACCAAAGTCATGGAGATGAACGAAGAGCATTAGATGAGATTATGACTAGACTTAGAACGCTAGTACAAGAGACAGGCGTATCAATGATTGTTGTTTCTCATTTAAGAAGACCTGATGGTAAAGGACATGAAGAGGGGGCAGCGACAAGTTTATCTCAATTAAGAGGGTCAGCTAGTATTGGTCAGCTTAGTGATATGGTTATAGGTTTAGAAAGAGATGCTCAGAATGATGACCCTGAAATTAGAAATACAACAAGAGTAAGAGTGTTAAAGAATAGATTTGCAGGATTAACTGGTCCATGTTGTAATTTACAATATGATGTTGATACTGGAAGATTAAAAGAGGTGAACCTTGACGACATTTAATAAAGTAGTTTTTGATATAGAGACTACTATTAATGCAGATAAGATATGGTGTATTGTTTGTAAGCATGATAAAACTTATTATCAGTTTACAGAGGGTAAAAATTTACATAGGTTTGAAGAGTTTGCTAAACAAACAGAAGAATTTATAGGACATAATATAATTGGCTTTGATATTCCAGTAGTCAATAAATCGTTTGGAAAAAACTTATTTGAACATTGTAAGATTACAGATACATTAGTTTTATCTAGATTGTTAAACCCTGTTATAGATGGAGGACACTCATTAAAAAATTGGGGTGAGAAGTTAGGACATAATAAAATAGAGTTTGAACAATTTGAATTTCTTTCTGATGATATGTTAAAGTATTGTAGGAATGATGTTGAATTAACTGAAAGACTTTATAAATTTTTAATAGTCAAGGTAAAAGATTTCGGAGAGTCAATAAAATTAGAGCATGATGTTGCTAAGATTATACAGGCTCAACATGAAAAAGGTTTTAAATTAGATATAATAAATGCTTATGGATTACAAGCTAAGTTTCAAGAGGATATGAATGACTTAACTAAACAAGTTAGAAAGTCTTTCCCTCCTTTAAAAATAGAAGAAGAGTTTATTCCTAAAGCAAATAATAAAGCTAGAGGATATGTTAAAGGTGTTCCTTTTACAAAGGTTAAATATAAAGAATTTAATCTAGGTTCTAGACAACAGATAGCTGAGAGATTAGTGATGCTTGGATGGAAGCCTAAAAAGAAAACAGAAAAAGGACATATAATTGTTGATGAAAAAGTTTTATCAGAAATAAAAAACATACCTGAAGCAAAACTAATTAACAAGTTTCTAATGCTTCAAAAAAGAATAGCCCAAGTTTCCTCCTGGATTGAAGCAGTTAGAGAAGATGGAAGAGTACATGGCAAAGTAATAACCAATGGTACAATTACAGGAAGGATGAGTCATCAATCGCCCAATATGGCTCAAGTTCCTGCTGTGTACTCTCCATATGGTAAAGAATGTAGAGGATTATGGATAGTAGAAAAGGGCTATAAATTAGTAGGTGTGGATGCATCAGGGCTAGAGTTGAGGATGTTAGCACACTACATGAACGATAAGGATTATACAAATGAAGTCATTAATGGAGATATACATACTTCAAATCAAGTTGCTGCTGGTTTGGGGTCGAGAGATGAGGCAAAGACTTTCATCTATGCTTTTATCTATGGAGCAGGGAATAAAAAAATCGGAACTATCATTGGAGGTACGGAAAGAGATGGCGAAAGAGTTAAAGAAAAATTTCTTAGAGCAACGCCAAGTCTTAGACGCTTACGAGAAAAAGTGGAACGAGTGGCTCAACGTAGATGGGTCAGAGGACTCGACCAAAGAAAAATAATAATCAGGCATCCTCACGCTGCATTAAATACATTATTACAGGGTGCAGGTGCTTGTGTTATGAAAAAAGCGTTGACAATACTACAAGAATATGTTAAGATAAAACAAATCAAAGCCTTCCCAGTTGTGAATGTGCATGATGAATTTCAGTATGAAGTTCAAGAAGATAGAGCAGATGAATTTGGAAGACTTGCAGTACAATCAATAATTGATGCAGGACAACAATTAAATGTTAGGTGTCAACTAAATGGAGAATATAAAATTGGAAACAACTGGTCAGAAACACACTAAGACTTTAGATACTTTAGCTGTTGATATTAAAAAATTAATTGCAAATATTTCTAAAGGTAAACCTGCTAAAGTTAGTGAAGAACAATTAAATAGATTTCTTACTAATATTAAAGAAGCTTTCTTAGCATGGAATAATCCTGATAGAAAAAAACAAGGTATGTTAAGAATGTCGGTGCTAGGAAAACCACCTAGACAATTATGGTTTGATAGATTTAGTCCAAAAAAATACTTAGCAGGGGATGATAGTCTTAATTTAAAATTTTTGTATGGTCATTTACTTGAGCATCTTGTTTTATTCTTAGCAGAATTAGCAGGACATAAGGTTGAAGACCAACAAAAAAAAGTAGAAGTAGATGGTATTACTGGTCATCTTGATAGTAAGATAGATGGTGAAGTATGTGATGTTAAATCAGCATCATCATTTAGTTTTAAAAAATTTAAATCAGGTGAGTTATTAAGTGATGACCCATTCGGTTATCATGCACAAATTGCAGGTTATGAACAAGCTGAAGGTACAAGTAAAGGTGCTTTTCTTGTTATTGATAAAGTATCAGGTGATATATGTTTGTATCAACCTGATGATTTAGCTAAACCTAATGCAAGTCATTTAATTAAAACATTAAAAGAAACATTAGAGAAGAAAGAACCACCTGAAGAAAAATGTTTTCCACTATCTAATACCAAAGCAGGTAATAAAGAATTAGCCATTGGTTGTCAATGGTGTCAACATAAATACGAATGTTATAAAGATAGTAATAATGGTAAAGGTTTAAGAATATTTAAATATGCTAATAAAAATGTTTATCTAGCTGAAGTAAATAAAGAACCTAATGTTGAAGAAATAACCCACAAATTTAAGGAAGAGTTAAAAACTTTTAATAAAAAATATGCTTGAACATAAACATCTTCTTATTAGGTCAGAAGTAAAAAAACCTTTAACTACTGAAAAAGATACAATTAACTGGTTAAATAATTTAGTAAAGAAAATTGATATGAATGTATTGGCAGGACCATATGCATCTAAAGTTTCTAAGAAAGGAAATAAAGGTTTAAGTGGTGTTGTTATTATAGATACTTCTCATATTGCTATTCATACATGGGATGAGTCAGACCCTGCTTTAATACAACTTGATGTATATTCTTGTAAACATTTTAAAAAATCTGACGTAGTAGAATGTTTAGAAGAATTACAACCGATTACAATTGACTATAAATATTTTGATAGAGAAACAAATTTTAAAGAAATACCTAGAGAAGACCCAGGTTCTTTTGAAAAAGATTTACAACATCAACAACAAGCAATGAACAATAATCATAACCAAAGTTTATAATGAGTAAAGACCCAAAAAAAGGAACAGGTAAAAAACCAAAAGGTTCAGACCGAAGACTTTATACAGACGAAAATCCAAAAGATACTGTTAGTATAAAGTATGCAACAGTTGAAGACGCTAAAAAAACTATTCGTAAAGTTAAAAATATTAATAAACCTTATGCTAGAAAGATACAAATATTAACTGTATTAGAACAAAGAGCAAAGTATGGTGGTAAACCACAACAAGCAAGTCTAGCTAAAAAAGCTAAGATACAATTAAAAAAGGCTAGAACATGAACACAAAAAGAATGAGTAAGATAAGAAGAAAAGCAAAAGGATTTCTTGTTATATGGTTAAAAGGATTGTTAAACAAAGAAGAACAAGCTAAAGTAAATGTAAAGAATGTATTTAGTTTGTTACCAAATCAAACTCATTATTGGCAAGGTACAACATTACGACTACAACCTTGGTCATACAAATGGATAGTAAAGAAGTTAAAACGAAATCCGTTGTTGACATACGACCAATTAAATGCTACACTTCAGCCGACAGAAAAAGATTTAAGAAGGCATAAGATGATTGAAGAAGGACCAATTAAAGATGACAAGTAAAGATATATTTAAAAGTATTAAATATGATTCACTTGAAAAACAAGTAGGTGGTAATCATTATGCAAAAATGAAAATACAACCTGCACAATTTATTAATGAAAATGGTTTACAATTTGCAGAAGGTAATGCAATAAAATATATTTGCAGACATTCAGCTAAAGGTAAACGAAAAGATATTGAGAAGGCTATTCATTATCTTGAAATGATATTGGAGAGAGACTATGATTGAAGAACAAAAAATAACACAATTAGAAAAAAGAGCAAGAGGGTTCAGAAGAATTATATCTTCGTTAAATGATTTACCTATGTATGGAATAAATCCTACGATAGATAAAATGTTATACGTTAAGATTCAAGATTTGAAAGACCATCTAAAAAAGAAAATACAAAGAAACAATGAAAGACTAAATGAGATATATACTGAAAGTGTAGATAGCTTGATTGATGATGATGGCTCTGTACAACCTGTAAAAGAAAATGGTAAATAAAATATATGATATGAGTGGAAAACGTATTAATAGTAATCCACCAATTTATAATTTAAGAATTTGTTTAATCGGCTCAGATGATTTAGATATTAAAAATATAGAAACATTTGGTGTTGCCGAAGATGGCTTCTTTATGGTTAAATCAAAATCTAATCCTAGATTCCCCATATTTATGACTAACCCCATGCGTATCAAAACAGTAGAGGTATATACTAATAATGAAAAACCATTAACAAAATTAGGTGAAGAAAAATCTGATGATGATTTTTTGATGGACTTACTTAGAAGACAACATGATAGTACCTCGAAAACTAAAAAAGACTAGCAAACGAGTAAAGAGAAAAGAAGCAAACTTAGCTGTATTTAAATTGATTATAAATAATCAAGGTCAATTTATAACAGAAAAATCTCTTTATCCTAGAGACAAAGTACATTTACATTTTAAAAAACAAAACTCAGGTATAATAAGTGCAATGCTTAGAGAAGCTGAAGTTAAGTTTCAAGATATGCATGATGTTTTAGAAAAGATAGCTAGATATTTAGCCTAAGACTCAGCAACTTCATTACAATAAAAACTTACTTGTAATCTAAATTTATCAACATCATCAGAACCAAGTCTTTGTAATGATGTTAAAGAATTTAAATAGCCTGATGTTGCACAATCATAATGACTATTAAATAGTTTAGGATAGATTTGTGGTTCTTTACAATCTCCGTACAAAGCAGAGCATAATATTAACACCAATTCAAATTTCATCATTCCAATATTAATGCCTTTATAGATTTAGAGCCATCAATATTTTCATCTAATTTTGCTTTTGATTTAATACATTTATAAGATATATCGTTTTGAATTGTTCTACTTGCTTCACGTTTATGTTTAAGACAAACAGACATAGAAGGTTGTATTCTATGCTCCTTAATTTCAGGTCCAACAAACATTAAAAGTGCTACTACCTCAGCTATCATAATATTTTACCTTTGTTTGGTCCTTTTTTAACTACATATTTTTGTGTGCCATTTGCACCTATCTCAACTTCTTGTCTTAACATTTTAAACATATTCATTTGTTTAACATCTTCCCATCTTTGTTGAGTGTATTTAATTACTTTTTTTTGTAGTCTATTCATTAGTGTCCGTTTCCATTTCTAATTAATTTTTCAACATCTTTTTGAAGTTTAGCAACTTGTTCTTTCAAAAATTCAATGTTAACTTTATTAGTCATGTTTTGTTCTTGAGTTTTAATTAACTTCTCTACATCTTTAAAAACAGATTCCAACAACATATATTGTTCCTGGTCTGTAGGAAGTTGCTCACTTTTTTTAAGTAAGTCTGCTTGAAATAATTCTCTTGAAGTTTCTAATGAAGTTATTCTAGAAGTCAATTCTGTGTAAGCAAATATTCCCATAGCCACACCAATAATTATACCAATCATGTTTTTAATTGGCATTGATACGGCTGTGTTCTCAGATACTTTCATTATTTAATCCTTATAAAAATCTTTAAATAACCAATCCACATACTTCTTCCAAAGCTTCTTTATTAGTTTTATCATAATGTGTCCTCATTACTTCTTAAACTTCTTTCCTGTTAATAAATTAGTTACGGATATTCCGTAGTTACCTCCAACAACTATAAAGATTAACCAAAGATAAGTCTCAGGTATATTTTTAAGTTGTTCAAAATAAAATTCTACTTTAGCTAACATATCTTGGTCTCCCCAAAATGTAGCATAGCCAAGTATTCCTAATGGTGCAAGTATAAATGAACCTAGAACTAAATCTAAGAATAAAGAACCATTTCTTTTTGCTCTTTCGTTTCCTGTTGCCATCTCTTGTAAAGCAATAGCGTGTTTTCTTTCACTCTTTTCTTTACGTCTTTGCATATATGTGCCGACAGCTTTAGAGCCTATGTTGAATAATAGTCTATATGGAATCATAGTGTCCTTTGTGTACTGGGCAGAGCAAGGCTGCGTTGTGATTTCTCTTGATGCCCAGTAATAAGATTATTTAATCTTAATTGTTTTTACTTTTTTCTCTTCAGGTAATTCTTCAAAGAGTTTAACTTTAAGAACTCCGTCTATAAAGTCAGCACCTTCTACTTTAATATACTCTGAAAGAGTAAATTTTCTAACAACACTTCTAGATGCAATACCTTGATGTATTAAAGTATCGTTATCTTTATCTTCTTTCTTAGCATTAATTGTAAGTACACCATCTTGTAATTCACAGTTAATGTCTTTCTTAGAGAACCCAGCTAATGCCATCTCTATTTGATACTGACCATCCTTAATTTTTCTTATATTATAAGGTGGAAAGTTAGAAGTGTTTATTTGTGAGACCTCATTTAGTGAGTCAAACATTCTATCAAAACCGATAGAGAAGTTTTTAAATGGGTCAAAGTTTATTAAATTATATCGTGTCATTTGTTATCCTTTCGTTAAGCGATATTTATATACAACCCCAAATGGGCGTTGCTTAGTATATTATAGAGAGAAATATCTTTAATGTCAACTACTTTTTAAATAGTGAATTTTCAAGATTCTTCAACTCTTCTGAGTGTTTGCCATTTACTCTAGCTTTTAGTATTGATTTTACATTCTTAGACCAGTTTGGGTTTTCAGCCCATCCTGTATCTGAGATTGCGTCAATAATATCATTCTTAGTAGCTTCACCTTGTTTATATTTTTCTAATGTTTCTCTAACATTTTTATAATGAGGTTTAGTTTCTACCCAAGTGTAAAACTTATCTATGCTTTCAGATGGTGAGTCAAACTTAGCAACTTGTGTGTTATCACCTTTTGCTTTAATTCTAGCATCACCTTTTTCAGCAACCATATTGAAATAATTATTACCTTCTTTATAGAATCTGCTAGTACCATATCCAGTTTCTTCTAATGCAATTGCAATTAAAATATCTGAAGGTACATCTTTACCTTGATTGTTCTGATATATTACTGAAGCACTATCTAAAAGAAATTTCTTTTTATCTTCAGGTAACTCAGAAAGTTTACTATAGTCTTTAGGTTTTTCCTTTTGAACTACTTCTACTTTAGGTTTTTCTTTAGGTAACAAGAAATTATCTTGTGCTTTAGATACATCAGCATTTACACCTGTTGCAGCCATTGTTCCAGCAACCACAGTAGCTTTTACTGTATCTTTTATATTCATCTTCTTCTCCTTAGTTTCTTTTAAAGTTTTTTTAATTTCAGATTTAGGTATTTGTTTTTCATTTTTTTCTTTTACTAAATCTATATCTTGTTCTTCATTCTTTTTTAATTCATCATTTATTAAAGCTAATTCAGTAGTTATTGAACCACCTATGTTTCTTTGAATAGGACTTAAATCTCCACTTATTGGAACAACTCCTTGAACTTTACCTTTATTAAATATTCTTTTTATTGTAGCTCTCCAATCAGGAACAGGTGCAAGTTTTGAACTAAATGTTCTCCAAGCTTTATCAAATTCTCCTTTAAGTACAGAAGTTAAAACAATTCCTGAATTTTTAGCAATTTGATATGATGGAGCAAAAGTAAACCAAGGTTCATTTGAGCCTGGTCCATATACTCTATTTACAAATAAATCAGCTAAAAAACCTTGTTGTCCTGAAAGTCTAAAACCTTCTGACCACCATCTTGCTGTGTTTGGTCCATAATCAGTTACAATTTCACCATACTTTGCAACTTCTCTTAAACTTTGAATACTTGCATAAACAGGTAATACTGCTAAAGTTTTAACTAAAGTTTTAATATTACCATTTTCTATTCTTGCTAAAATTTTATTTGTTTGTGCAGACTTTGCCATAGCCCAAGACATAAACTGACCTAATAATCTTACATATTCATTACGACTTTGAGTGAATAATAATCTATTATCTATTTGAGGTATTAGTGCATCTCTATTTGATGTTGTAATTCCAGCTTGATTTAATAATTTTTTAGCTGTTTTATCTTTTATTGCTTGGTCTATAGTTTTAAATTTAGATAATGATAAAGCTTGATTTGTATTAATACCATATTTTTCTAAATCATTAATTATTTTTAAAGCTTTTTTACTATTTAATCCTTGAGCTGAATTAACTTTAGCTAAACTTTTTGATAATCCAAATACATCTCCAGCTCCTACATTATAAGCAAATCTTCTTGCAAATCCTGTTAACCATTCTAATCCCAATGCTTTAAAAGCAAGTTTGTTTACTGTTGATGAAGGAGTTCTTCCCATCCATCCACTATTTAAAACAACATTTTCTTTAGCTGTTGCTAATGGTTTTGTTAGTTGAGTTGATATTTCATTAGTAATAGCATAGTTTAATTCTTGAGATATTGCTGTATCTCCTTTTGCAGTAATTGATGTTTTAAGTCCTTTTTGTCCTACTACAGGTAATGCTTTAAACCATGAACTAAATTGTGATGAGTTTTGAAAAGGTTGAACTAAATCACCTAAAGATGATATTGTAACTCTACCTAACATATTTAAGTTAGCCATAGTAGATAAGATAGCAGCAATAGATTTACCAATTGGTGCTGATTTACCATATCTGTCAAAATAAGCATCAATAGTATTAGCAACTAATCCAGCTTCCTTAGCTGCATATTTATTTGCTGTTCTAGCATCTAATCCTGAGTTAGCATATTTTTGTTTTATTGATTCAAAGAATGGTTTTAACAATTGTCCATTTTCACCAAATTGTCTAGCAAACGCAATAGACCTCATAGATTTATTAGTCATGTTACTTAATATACCTGCAACATCATTTACTAAATAATTATTTTTTTCTAAAACTTCTTCAACTAATTTATAAGGACCTCTTAAAATTCTATCTTGAGTAATATGTTCACTAACTGGAGTATAAACAAACTCTTTTCCAAATTTTTTTCTTACAGGACTTATATCAGAAAATAATTCACTTAATACTTCTCTATTAAATACAGATTCATTACCTGATGTATGTCCATTTAAATAAGTTTGAACTGCTTTTTTAGGGTCTTTGTATTTTAAATCTTTAAATATTTTTTCTAATACTTGTTCAAATTTTTTAGGGTCTTTATTAATTTCATTCCAATTTAAAACTCTTGGAAAATAATCATCAATTTCTGTTTTACTAAAAAATCCTGAATCATTATATAATTTTTTAAAATCTTTTAAATAATTTTGTATTTCTTTAGATAAAGCAATTGCTCTTTCAGGTGTATCATTAGTTATTTTTTTACCTCTAACAATAGAAACTGCAGCAGCTTGTTCATCAGGACTATAACCTTGAACTAAATTATAAGCTTTTCTAAAATATTCTCTTGTTAATCTTTCAGCATTTGCTACTACTGATTTTTGAGATACAGGGTCATCAATAGTTTGCAATAACATCTTACCAATTTGTTCTGTTGGTCCACCATAAGTTGCTAATTTAGTAGAAGAAGTAGCTGATGTTAAAGCTCTAACTTGTTGTAAAGTTAGTTTAACCATATCACTATCTATAAGATTTAAAATTTTATTCTTATCTCCAATTGTAAATTTTTTACTAGCTTGAATATATTTTTGCGTAGCTCCTGCAGCAGCTCCAACAGCAAACCATCCCAATAAATTAGTATCTTCATCACCAAATAAAACTCCAGCAGTTAAACCTGCAGCTCCTCCAACTAAAGGTTTTACAGTTGCTGATAATAAAAATTTAACTGCAAAATCTACAGCAGTATCTTGCTCTTTTAGTTTTTCTAAAATTTTACCATTACGATTTGCAACAAGTTCTGCATACTTTTTAATTTTTGGAACTTGTGATTTATATATTTCAGCTTTAACTGATTCTAAATTTTTATTTGCTTGTATTATTTTTGCTTTATTATCTAAAATTTGTTGTCTAAAAGTTTTAGTTTTTAAAACACCAGGTGCATCTCCTTTTATAGGTTTAGTTCCTTTTTTAGCTTTATGTAATTTTAATAATAATTGATTTTTTTCTTTTAAAACTTTTTCAAGATTTTTAACTTTTGCTACTTCTTTTGCAACTGGAGCAACAAAATTTGTATTAGTCCATTGTGATAATTCATTAGAAGCTTTTACAACAGCTTTGTCTTGTGCAACTGCTTGAATTTTACTTAATTGAGATGTGGATAAATTATTATTTTTAGCTATCTTATTATTAATAGTTTGAACAACTTCATCAACTTGTTGTTTAGTAGCATTAGGTGCATATTTCTGAAATACTTTTGTAACAGCAGGAGCTACTGGTCCAAGTACTGCTCCAGCAACACCTGATAATCCTACTTTACCATAATCAATTTCACCTTTTGTAGCTAAATCTCTTAATAAAACATCAGCAGAAACTGTAATACCTCCCATTAAAGAAGCCATTTTATAACTTCTTAAAGCTGCTCTACCCCAAGGTGTTGCATAAGCTAAAATATATCCAGGGTCTAAAATAAGTGTAGCTATCTCTGCTGCTTTAACAATACCATCATCATCATATTTACCAGTAGCAAATTTCCAATGTTCTTTATTAATATCTTTTTGTCTTGCTTCTTCGTTTTCTAAAATATAATCTTTAAAACTTTTTTCTTCATCAAATATATCTTGAACTTTTGCTTTTCCTATTCTGTAAACATTTCCTAAAATTTGAGTAGTTTTATCAAAACCATATTCTAGTTTTTCAAGATTAGTTATTTTTACATCTTCACCACCTGTAAAAGTAACAGGTTCTTCAGTTGTTGTTTCAACTGGCACAGTTTCAGATTGTATAGGTAATTTGTTTTCCTCTTCTTGATTATCAGATGAGATAATTTGAATTGATTGTTTTTCAGTTTCCGAAAGAGGTACACCACTTGAAAAAGTTTCTGATGACATTTAACCTCCTTATTTTATTGGACCTATAGGAGCTGAACCTGCAAACGGACTTTCAAAAGGTTTTTCTTTTTTTACAGCGTCAGGTGCATTTTGACCTTGCTCCCAAATATCATATGCTGATTTTATATTTGGTGGTAATTTATCTTGTTCGTTATTCTTTTTTATATTTTCAAATGTATATTTTTTCTTACCATCTGAGAAAGCTGTACCATCAGGCAAAACTACAAAATTAGGTTTTGCTATAGTAGTTGATTTTTCTTTAGGTTTTGTTTTAACATTCGTACTAGTTTTAGCAACTTCAGTATCTTTTGTAACTAATTCATTTTTTAAAGCTTTGATTAAAGCTTCATTACCACCTTCGATTAAACCTTGAACTTTTCTTATATTTGCATTTCCTTGCTCACCTTCATTTTCTCCAAATAATGCTTGAGCTTGAGTTTTTAAAAAGTTATTATAAGCTGTTTTAGATGCAACAATATCTATATTAACAGCTTTACCATTTATTGTTGCTTGATTATTTATATCTACAACTTTTAAAGGTATCATAGTAATTACATCTTGATTCTCTTGTATGTTTATTAATCCTTCTTTACCAGTAGTAATTTTATCACTTCTTAATATTAATAAATTTTTTAATTGATTATTAACTTTTTGTGGATTTAAAAAATTAGCAATATCAGATTTTCTTTTTGAATCAAAGTTATACATATTAGTAGCATTATAACTTGATACTATATCATTATAAGCTGTCTTATATGTATTTAAAAATGAAACACCTGCATCTGTTAAACCAGTAACTTTTTGGTCTTTTTCATCAAACTTAAATCCATTTGTTTCTTTAGAAAATCCTAAAGTTTTAGACGCATCTATAAAGTCAAATAAATTATCTTTTTTCTTTATTGAATCAAATCTAGAATTACTTTGAACTTTAGAAAATTCTGTTTCATATTCTTTAGTAGGTTTTCTTAAAGATTTTTTTCCATCAACTGTAACATTTAATCCAACATTGTTATCTTCATTATCAATATTGTTTGAAATCTCTTTTGTTTTTTCTGTTAAACTAGCAATCTCATTATCAACATTTGAAGTAACATTATTTTTTTCTCCAATAATTTTTTTAATTAAAAAACTATCTCCTCTAGCATTTTCTAATTCTTTTGAATATGCTTTGTTTATTAATGTTGTATCAGCTTTAAATTTATTATCTAATACATCTCTATCAATAGTTGATTTATAACCTAAAGTTCCTTGATTTTTAACTTTATCAGCAAAGTTACTTACCATATCTAAAAATCCTTCAGGGTCAGCTTTTTGTAATGCATTAAAATTTTCAGCTCCTAAAGTATGTAACATATATTGTTTAGCATAAGATTCATTAGACATGCCTGGAGCTGTAGCATTTAATTTTTTAATTGCATCAGCTTTTTTTCTTTCCTCATTATAAGCTTTTAAGTCAGCAGCATACTTATCTTTTTTCATAGCAATGTTTAAATCTCTATTTGCTTTTAATTCGTCTGCTCTATTCTTAAATTTTTCTTTAGTATTCTCTCTATCTTTTTCAATAGCTCCTACTGCAAAATTACCTAAGTCTGTCCAAAATCCCATTATTCTTCTACCTCTTCTTTAACTTCTACAGCAGCTTCAACTTTGCCTGGAAGTTCTTTTTTAACTTTTGCTAATAAACTTTCACCTAATACTTCTTCAGTTGGTTCAGTTTTTTCTTCAACAACTTCATCATCTTCATCCATATTAATAGGTGTTACATCATCACCTGGTATTTGAGTATCAGGGTCATCTTCTTCTTCACCTTCATATAAAACATAATCTTTAATATCAGCATAATCAGCAATAGCTATTAATAAATATATTGTTGGTTCTGCTAATAATAACACCATATCAGGATTAAACTTACCTGACCTATAACCTTTATATAATACAACTTGTGCAATTTCATCTAACGCAACACCTTCAGAAATAATATTAATTAATTTTCTTAAAGTATCTTGTTCTGTTAATTCCATATATACAGCTCTCATAGCTTCTTCTTGGTCTGTAAATTCAGGTGGTCTTTCCCATGCTGTAGGTGTATCAGGAGAAGCAGTTAAAGATTCTCCAGGAATAGGAGCATTAAAAGGATTAACCCCAACATCATCAAATTGATTTGATTGAGGTTTTACTTTTGATTCCACTTCTTTATTATTTACATCTATCTCTGCCATTATGTTCTATACTTCCTTGTTTTTCTTGCTATACTTTTTGGTTGTTTACTAAATTGTTTACCTGCAGCTTTAGCTTTTCTTTTTGCTCTCGTTGTCGCTGCATATTCGGCAGCAGATAAATTTCTTATTGCTGCAGAAGGCAAGTATCTTTCGCCAGTAATGCTCGATTTTTTTCCAGATTTTGTACGCCATTTTTGTTTACCCCAATCTCTTAAACTTCTTTGTGATTTTGCTAAACTCATTTTATCCTTTATGTTTTTTTTGTACTTCAAACTTAGCTGATAAACTAGCACCTTTATGTGGTACAAATTTACCAGTATGTTTCATTAATTTATAATTATTTTTTCCCTTTTTCATCCAATGAAATCCTTGAGGGGCTTTAACTGTTTTCATTATTTCTTTCCTTTTTTCTTTTTAACTTTTTTCTTTTTCTTAGCACCTGCATATATCTTTGGTATGAAGGCTCTTCTCATTCCTAAACCCATTACTTATATCCTCCTCCAG